GTATTGTTGACGGTATGGAAACAAAATTAGATACCGTTGATGAAAAAGTAGAGGGTCAAATTGCGGCTATTGAAGAACGATTAGGCACGAAACTTGACTCGCAACATGGTATTTTAGTAGCATTAATAGACAGAGTTCGTAGTTTAGACAACGAAATAATACGTCAAGATACTCTAATAAAAACAATATTAGGAGTACCACAATTAATAGATAGCAACAAAATAGCCAAAGCAGACAGAGATGACCAAAGAAAAGATTGACCCACATGAATTAGAAAAAACTAGAATAGCTATATGGGCTTTTTATATAGGAGCTATTATGTTTGTCACTATTATAGGTATAAATTTAGCCGCTGATACTATAACTCACAAATTTAAAAATCCATCTTTTAGTGGTATCAATACCTCTTCTCATTATTTAACTATTGAAAACCAAGAGTTTAATAGAAAAATGAGTATTAAAGAAGAGATAAAAGCTATACAAGAGCAGTTAGAAAGAGATAAAGAAAATACAACATTAGCAAGGTTTATAAGAAATTTAGAATCAAGAATATATGCACAACTATCAAGGCAGCTTGTAGAAAACTTATTTGGGGAGACACCAAGCACAGAAGGAACTTTAACACTTGAGGGAAACACTATTCAATATAGTATTGAAGATGGCGTTATCACTCTAATTATTACGGATGAAAACGGTAATGTTACAGAAATACAGCTTCCTATTGGCGATTTTTCTTTCTAGTTGTAGTATTAATCCTATTGACGAAAATTTAAGACAAGGTAAATCTTTACCAAATATTTTACAAATACAATCAAAAGATCTTTTAGAAGTATCTGAACCAAAAATACCAATCGTTGTAGCAGTTTATCCAAACAGCTTTACAGATCAAACAGGTCAGAGAAAAAGCAATAGTGAATTTGCTTTATTCTCTACAGCATTAACGCAAGCACCAGGGCATCTATTAATTAGAAGTTTGAAACATACAGCAAATGGTAAGTTTTTTAGAGTAGCTGAAAGAGTTGGACTTGATAATCTTACAAAAGAAAGACAACTTATACGTTCTGCAAGAGAACAAAACGAAAGTACAGACGGTCCAAAACCTATCATGCCGTTGCTATTTGCTGGTGTTCTTATGGAGGGAGCAGTATTAGGTTATGACTCTAATATTAAAAGTGGTGGTATAGGTGCTAGATATTTGGGTATCAGTAGCAGTAAACAATATAGAATTGATAATATAACCGTAGCTTTAAGAATGGTATCTATAGCCACTGGTGAAGTTTTGATAGATGTTTTAGTTAGCAAACAAGTTTTTAGCTATGGTCAATCACAAGATGTATTTAAGTTTATTGAAGCTGGTACAGAGCTAGTAGAAATAGAAATGGGTGATGCAGAAAATGAACCTACTACATTAGCACTACAAAGGGCTATAGAGGAGGCAGTTTTGCAAATAGTAAAAATAGGTTATGATAAAGGTTTCTGGGAGAAAAAGAATGAATCAATTAAAATTGATAAGCCTGATTGTGACGCTGACTGCGTTGACAACATACGCGGCTGATAACGAAATATATGTAGATCAGAGTGGTGCTACTGCTAATATTGATCTTGAACAATTAGGTTCAGGTAACATTATTGGTGGTCTTAATTCTGTTGCAGGTACGCTAACTGCATTAGATTTAGACGGTATTACTATGACACTAGATATAAACCAGATAGGTGATTCCAATAAATTTTTAGGTGATATATTGGGTGATACCATAACAGGATTTTTTGAATTTGATGGAGATAGTAATACCTTCACTATACAAGGCGATCCAACTAATACTTATGGTATTGACAGTTCAAACTATAATGTTGATGTTACAGGTAGCACAAACACCTTTACTTTAGATCATGGTACAAGTGCTTTAGCAGCAACTCTTGATTTAGATTGGATTATACAAGGTGACGGCAACACATTTGATTTCGATATAAATTATGATGGTGGAACAAGTTATGTAGACGTAGACGGTGATAGTAATACATTAAACTTTACTGGATCTGGTTATGCAGGTGGTTACTTTTACTTAGATCAAACTGGTAATAGCAGAACATTTAACATAACACAATCAAGCACATTAGATAATGACTGGCTTAAAATTATTTCTATCGGTAATAGTGGTACTGTTTGCGTCATTCAAAACGACCAAGGTACAAGCACAAGCTGTTGATATTGGAGACATATCTGAATTAAACGGCACAGCACAAATTGTCCGAGATAAGCCGTATGAAGCAGACTTAAAGTTTGCTATTCAAAGCAATGATGAGGCCATTACCAAAAATGGAAGAATGGCTATTACCTTTCTTGATAAATCTATTGTAAGACTTACAGAGCATAGTCAACTCCTTATTGACGAATACATTTACGACCCTGATCCTAGTAAAGCAAAGATGGCACTTACCTTTGGTCTTGGCACAGCAAGGTTTATTACAGGTAATCTTAATCGTATAGACAAACAGAATATACAACTAAAAACACCCACAGCTAATATAGCGATACGTGGGACTGATTTTACGGCTACAGTTGATGAACTAGGGCGTAGCCTTATAATTTTGCTACCAGACGCTCTGGGGCTCTCTAGTGGCGAAATAGAGGTGGTTACAGCCACAGGAAGTGTTTTACTTAATAAACCTTATCAAGCTACTACTGTAGATGTATTTGAAAACGCACCCACTAAGCCTGTTATTTTAGATCTTACTTTAGACATCATAGATAATATGTTAATTGTAACGCCACCCAAAGAAGAACAATTAGATCAAGAACAAGCAACAACAACTAAAACAGTTAATTTATTAGATTTTAATGATCTTGATATAGATTATTTAGCTGAAGATTTGTTAGAAGAAAATAATTTAGAATTTACAGAACTAGATATTAATTATTTAGATGTAAACTTTTTAGAGGATTTACTTAATGTATTGGATGAACTAGCTGTCGAGAAAGATGAAGATCAACTTGCTTTAGCTACAGGAGTAAATATTACAGGCACGCTTATAGGTCAAGACACTAATACCCAAATAACAACTATAGTAACAGGACAAACAATTAGTTTGCGTAGAAATGTAAGCGAGTCTGTCCAAGTTGATTTAAACTCTGGTAATGGATATACCGTTATCTTAATACAAGATGGTGTTTCTAATATAGTTAAAATAAATGGAGGAGGAGATAGTGTAATCACTATCACTCAGAGTGATTAAATGAAAAGATTATTATTACCAATACTTATAATACTTTTAACACCTCTAGTTTATCAATCAACGCCATTACAAATATTAAAACTTAAAGTATTTGATAATTTTGTAACTACGCCAGATCCTAGTGGCAATTTTGTAATACTAAATATAACTGAAGATGATGTAGAAAGAGAGGGTGGTTGGCCAATACCAAGGCAAAGATTAGCTGAAATTCAGTTAGATTTAATTAACAACGGAGCTATAGGTATTGGTTGGGTTGTAAGTTTTCCACAAAAAGATCGTATGGGAGGTGACGAAATATTTGCTGAAACTTTACAATTTGCACCATCAGTATTAGCTATGTTTGAAGATGGCAAAGGTAATTATCCTTCATCACCAGGAACGGTAGTGCTTGGTGAAGATAATGGTGGTATGATAAGTTCGGGAGTGAAAGCAAACTATCCTCTCTTGTCAAGTAAAACAATACAAGGTTTAGCCGTAGCTCCCACAGACGTTGATCAATTAGTAAGAAGAATACCTCTTTTAGTTAAAACACCTAATAACGAATGGATACCTAGTTTTGGCACACAAATATATAAATCTTTATTAGGTGTAAAAACTTATATTATAAAAACTAATGATAATGGTATTGAAGAAATATCAATACAAGGAATACCACCTGTTAAAACAGATAGCTTAGGTCGTAAGTGGATAAGTTGGGTGGATACAGAGCAAACCAATCTTAGACAAATGTATGTAGCAGGCAAGTTTGTATTTGTTGGTGTTACTGCAAATGGAGTTATGCCTCAAATTGCAACACCTGTTGGATTGTTAGAGCCGCATAAAATACAAGCAGCCTTAGCAGAAAGTATATTAATACAAGATAGTCCTTATATACCAGATTATGCACTAGCTGTAGAAATACTTTCATTAATATTATTTGTTTCTTTAATTTGGTTCGCTTTGCATTTATTAGGTATTACTTGGGGTATAGCTGTTGGCACAGCACTAATGATGATTACAGCTAGTGTAGGATATATACTCATACAAAAAGGATTATTAATAGATGTTTCTTGGACATTAATATCAGAGTTTATAACAGGATCAATAGCTTTTTATTTAAGATTTAGACAACAATACAAACTAAGACAACAGATCAAAAAACAGTTTGAACATTATCTCGACCCACGCCAAGTTAAAAAATTACAAGACAACCCTGATTCTTTGGTATTAGGTGGTGAAAAAAGATATTGCACGTTTCTATTCAGTGATGTAAGAGGCTTTACTGCCATGTCAGAAAAGCTAGAACCAGAAGAAGTCACTAAAATTATGAACAAAGCTTTAACCATACAAGCTGATGCAGTTAAAAAATATGGTGGCATGGTAGATAAATATATTGGCGATGCAATGATGGCCATATTTAACGCACCAATAGATTTACCAAATCATGAAACTATAGCTGTGTTATGTGCTGAAGAAATACAAAACAATATTAAAAAAGCTAATCTTGGTATTGAAATAGGACTAGGTGTTAATACTGGATACGCTGTTGTAGGTAACATGGGTAGTGATACTAGGTTTGATTACTCAGCAATAGGTGATGCAGTAAACCTTGCAGCTAGGCTTGAAAGTTCAACTAAGGAAGTTGGAGAAGATATTGTTATAGGTTATGATACTATCAGTTCAAGTACCTTTAGTGATCAAATAATACTAAAGCAACTTGATAGTATTTTTGTTAAAGGCAAAGAAAAGCCAATTAAAATATATACATTACAAAATGGTTAATAAAAAAATGACAGTTAATGATGTAGCAGAGAGACTAACAAAGTTAGAAACCATATCACATGAACGTTGGAAAACTGCTTTTAATGAGTTTTCTGATATAAAAGAAGAAATAACTTATATTAATTCAACTATGAAAGCAGCAACATTTGGAGTGTTTGGTTTTCTTGGTGCTATTGGTATAGCAGTATTAACGAGTATATTAGTATGAAAGGATTATTAAAAAATATCGTGGGAGCTGTAGCTCCTACATTAGGATCAGCTATGGGTGGCCCACTGGGTAACATGGCCATGGGTAAAATAGCACAAGTTCTTGGTGTATCTAACGATCAAAAATCTATACAACAAGCTATGCAAAATGCAACACCAGAGCAAATGTTAGAACTTAAAAAAGCTGAACAAGAGTTTGAAGTGCAAATGAAAGAACTTGATGTAGATGTATTTAAGTTAGAAGTAGCAGATAAACAAAATGCTAGAGGTATGTTTAGCAAAGACTGGACTGCAAGAATCATAGGTTTATTTACCATAGGTGGTTTCTTAGGCTACATATTTTTAGTAACCCTTCAACCACCAGAGCAAAACAGCGAGGCATTAATTAATTTAGTGCTTGGTTACCTAGGAGGATTAGCTAGTGCAATTATTTCGTTCTATTTTGGAGCGTCTCACACCAACGATAAAGGAGAGTAATATGGAAATATCACAAGAGGGATTGTCTTTAATTAAAAAATTTGAAGGTTGCAAACTTGAGTCTTATAAATGTGCAGCAGGTGTTTGGACTATAGGCTATGGAAGCACTAACGATGTAAAAGAAGGTATGAAAATATCACAAGAAAGAGCAGACATGTTACTACTTGAAGATGTAGAGGTATTTGAAGAGTCTGTAAACAAACTTGTTGAGGCACCATTAGAACAAAATCAATTTGATGCTTTGGTATCTTGGACATTTAATCTTGGATCAACTAATTTAAAAAACTCTACTTTATTAAAAGTATTAAACGATAAAGATTACGATGGAGTTCCTGCACAAATTAAACGTTGGAACAAAGCAGGCGGTAAAGTTTTACAAGGTTTAATAAGAAGGAGAGAAGCAGAAGCCTTATTATTTGAAGGCAAAGAATGGCATGAGGTATAGCCGTGCCATTAACTAAATTACAATTTAATCCAGGCATCAACAAAGAGATGACTGATCTTATGAGTAAGGGTGGTTGGACAGATGGTAATTTAGTTAGGTTTAGAAAAGGACTACCAGAAAAAATAGGTGGTTGGGAAAAAGGAACTGATGCGTCTTACTTAGGCACAGGCAGGGCATTACTAGGTTGGGTTGCTTTAGACGCAACTAAATATTTAGGACTTGGTACTACTTTCAAATATTACATAAAACAAGGCTCTGATTTTGATGATGTTACCCCAATAAGATCAACCACATCTGCTGGTGATGTCACATTCTCTGCTACAAATGGTGATGCTACAATAACTGTAACAGACACCTCACACGGGGCTGTTCAAAACGATTTTGTTACAT